ATGGGAGTAAATAGTCAAGCAGCAATAGAGGCAGCATATACCAGTTTCACCGGAACAATTAATTAACCCTTAAAGTATGTAATACATAACAGCCCACTCTCTTAATTGAGGGTGGGCTGTTTTTTTGTGCCTAAACCGTTATCCCAACCCATGAGATCAGATGGAGAGCATTCAAATACTTTTGCTAATTTTTCAATTTTATCTGATGGGATATTTCCAATAACTCCGCTTTCGTATCTTTGGATGGTTTGTTTGCTTGTGTCTATTTTTTGTGCCACTTCTTCTAATGTCATATTTAACGCTTTTCTTTTAGCGTAAATATTTTGTCTAAGCGTCATTTCATCACACCTCTTAAATTTTAATGTTTTTATTATAACATATATTACTTAATATGCAACAATTATTTCTCATAAAATAGAAATTATCACTTGACAAGTGGTATATTCGGTGATAATATTGTTACATAGCAGGTGACACGGAGGTGATAAAGTGATAGCTGTAAATGAACTTAAAGGCAAAATTATAGCCAAGGGTTACACACAAGAAAAAATCGCAGAAGCCTTAGGGATTACGCCAAAAACATTGAGCCTTAAGCTTAAGCGAGGAGTTCTCGGCTCCAATGAGATTGAAAAGCTAATTGAGATACTTGCAATTAGCGAACCAATGGCAATTTTTTTTGCTAAATAAGTCACTTAATACGTGACTTAGACGGAGGATTCTGGCACCCGCGATTCCGCATGATACATAAACAAAAACCCGCCCAACCACAAACTGAAAGAAAGGAGAAAAAACAATGAAATGTTCAAATTGCGATGCCGAAAACATTGAACGCACACACGATAACCCGCATGTTCCTTATATGCCATTGAATTTTTGCCGTCAGTGTGGTGTCAAGCTCGTCGAAACATGTGAATGTTGGATAAAAGATAAGCCCTATAACTGCGGGCACTCCAAATGTCCGGGTTACGGGCTTATGGTGGAAGAATGCAAAAATCAAATATTAGGTGAGTGATTCTTTCACAAATTCGCAAGTCCAGTCAATTATAAATTTTCTTATAGCCATGCTTGCAGATGTGCCAAGTTGTTTTGTATACCTTTTAGCTTTCATGGTTGCAACAGAAGTTTTCGGAGTTTCGGATATTAAATCTGGCAAGATTGATTTGAAGTCTTCTTTTTCTGCTGCACTTAATTTTTCATCCAGTTCAATGATTTGATTTGCGCTTTCAATGCTCTCTTTAGTCCACGGAAACGGGTTTCCGCATTGGTAGCAATACTTTGGAGAATCATATCCCTGCGCAAAAGAGAAAGCTCCATCAACATGATAGTCACCGCGAATATTGGCACCACAAGAAAGACATTTAGTAATTGTTTCGGCTCCGCATTTATCGCATCGTGGGGCAGATAACTCTTGAGAAGTTTCTAAACTATCAGTAACACAATGCCCGTTCAAACAAATTTGCGCCGTTCTGTATGTTCCCATTTTAATCACCTCCCTCCAAAGCAAATAATACCATAATAATTCAAATTTCGCAACAAAAACCGCCTCAACTCCACCAAGTCAAGACGGTTAATGAAAGAGATTTATTCCTTTCATTATAGCATCAAAATTATTGAAAAGGAAGAGGTTTATTAAAAATGCAAGACTTATTAGTATTTGAGAAAAAAGACCAACCTATGACCGACAGTCTTAAAGTGGCTGATGGATTTAAAAAACGTCACGCAGATGTTTTAAGAGCCATTAAAGAAATTACAGACACCAATAGCGGTGTAAGTGAAGAATTCGGACAACGCAATTTTGCACAGTCCTATTATGTCAACGAGCAGAACAAAAGACAGCCCAAAACAATAATGACCTATGACGGATTTATGCTTTTAGTTATGGGATTTACAGGGAAACGTGCAATGGAAGAAAAGGAAAAGTACATTTCCGAATTTAGCCTCATGCGCTCCTTTATCTCGCAACTCACCGCCGCCAAAATTGATTATCACGAAGTAACCGAAGCTATCAAACTCACAGTTGACGAGCCGCACAACTACACATTTTCAAATGAGTTTAATTTGATTGACATTGTTGTACTTGGCATGACTGCGAAAAAGTTTAAACAAGTCAATGGCATACCGGCAGAAGAGAAAAGTATCCGTCCGTTTCTCACACCAGAGCAACTTGACGGAATATCGCGTGTTCAGAAGTTTGATGCAAACCTTATTATCATGGATTCGATTTACGACGATCGGAAAAGGGCACTTTCGGAATATTGGAGCAGAATTCAGAAGATGCGACAACCAGTTAGATTGATGGCATAACCCCACCAACGCCTAACCATACATAAAACAAAAGGACGTTCAAATAAAATCCAAAATTTAATTTGAGGAGATTTATTATGAACGAACAATTTACAAACAATCTATTTGACCAATGGAATTATGAACCAGACCAACAAGACCAGATGCTAACCGATTTATTAAGCGCGATTGAATATCAAACCCGCAAACTTATCAATGGAAACGGCAATATCACAGTTTTTAATATCATTGTCAATGCCTATCTCTTTTATAGGGAGGCATACGCGGTATGAATGTTTTAATTGCTCTTATAGTTCTTGGAATTTGCATCGTCGCGGCACTTAAAGAAAAATCTGATTGGAGATATTCAGCATCAATCATCTGCGCTGGGGTTTTCTTTGTGGGGTGCGTGTTATGGTAAATGATTTTGAAGCGGCTTTTAATCCTGAAAGTGTCACAATAGAGTATTTTTCAGAAACGGATTTAGTCACATGCAACTCACCACTTAGAACCAGAATAGGAGCCGCCGCGATACTTGGAACTTTAATCAACGAATGTTTGCAGCAAAAGATATTAAGTGAAGACGATGTTTTAACGGTGGTTCAAGCCGCATTTGATGAATTCGAAGAGGCAGAATAATGCCCTCATAATCACTAACCATACATAGCATTAATTAGGAAAGGAGGTGAAAAAGAATGACAAAGGAAAATTTTGATAAAGCAGAAAGTGCATTACTGAAAGTAATCGGCGAAATCAGCGCAAAAGAGCAGGCCGCGAACTTCTCCGATAGGTTGAACGCGACCATTTACGCTCTTATTTACTTAGACCTCAAAAGAACTGCACTTGTTAGTCCGTAACTTCCAATTCCTTTATCGCCTTGAATACTGCATCAAGGAATTCAACCGTATCTTCAGGATTAACCAAATTCCCCGCGTTTGCAAAAGCAACCGCGATCTCTTTCGTGTATTCAAGCGCTTTTGATGTATCAGCCATTATTATCCCCTCCTTTCGCCAACAGTTTACATTATTCGGGCGAAAAAGACAAGGAAAAAGCTCCTGTATCAGCAGGAGCAATGAACAAAATCTATACCGCTATTATAAGCGGATTTGAGAGGAATGTCAATAATGAACGAATTAGTTTTTGAAAAACAGGACAAGCCCATGACCGACAGCTTAAAAGTGGCCGAGTATTTCGGGAAACGGCACGATCACGTGCTTAGAGACATAAAAGAGCTTGAATGTTCAGAAGAATTTCGACAGTCCAATTTTGGGGAGTCGAATTACATGAACGAACAGCGTCACAGGCAACCCAAATATAACATGACCTTTGACGGTTTTATGTTCCTTGCAATGGGTTATCGCGGGAAAAGAGCGGCCTCACTCAAAGAAGCCTACATTAAAGAGTTTAACCACATGGGCGACTTCATCCGTCAACTCGATACCGCCCGTCTCGACTTTCACGACTTCGCGCAGGCAATTAAGGAGGCTCACGACGAACCGCGCAGTTATCACTTCTCGAATGAGTTTGACCTTATTAATAGAATAGTGCTCGGGACTTCCACAAGAAAATACAAAAGAGAGCACGGCATAGAGGCCAGCAGCATCAGAGAGTTTTTAACTCCCGAACAACTTGATGGGGTAATTAGATTGCAACGCTTTGACATGGGACTTGTTGTAACGGTGCCGGAATACGAAGACCGCAAGCAGATATTGAGTAAATATTATGGGCGCATCCGGCAACTGGTATTAAAGGGGTGAGATTGTGATGGACACCCTCATTAATGTAAAGGACGCTGCTGAACAAATGGGAATTGCATTTCAGACATTGCAAATGGCTCTAAAAGCAAAGTTATACCCCTTTGGGGAGGCAATACCGTGCAAAAACAGATACAGGTATGTTATCATCCGCACCCGCTTTGAAGCATACATGTCAGCACAGGATATGTTGCCGGTCAGAATGATTTAGGACAAGCCCCCAAAAGAAAGGCCGTGATTAAAATGTTACCTCTGCGCTGCCCCAGATGCCCTGAACATTGCCTAAACCGTGGTGCTGATATATGCCACACCATTGATTGTGAGGTCAACAAGAGCCAAAAGGAATGGTATAAGGCACGAACAGCCGAACGCCGCAAAAGAGTTGACATTGAAGTCTATTTTATTAGAAGTGCGATGCGCCACAATGCGATGGCGAGATGAAAGAAGGAAGTATAAAAATGTTTGATTTTATGGAGCTTTTCAGAAGCCATAAAGGCTATCACGGCAAATATAAAGGTTTTTTTAAAGCGGAGCGTTCGGTTGAAATGCAAAAGTTTTTGAAGAAATTAGCGAAAGAAAAACGCCAACGTCGATGTGAACGCAATTTAAGACTCGTTGAGTGCGGCGGCATGATAGCGACGGCGAGATAGGAGGAAGTATGAAAGGAATACACAATCCGAATTGCAGGGAATGCATTTGTTGGAAATGTGCAAAAGACTGTGTCGAATGTTGCAGTGAGCACCAAGACGATTTAACTTGCATGGACGATCTTGAAGAGGACGAGGCACAAGATTGCCCCGACTTCACACCAGAAACGGAGGAATGAAAATGTTTATCCAAAATATCAAAGGGTATTTAAACAAAACTTTCACCGCACAGCCCGAAGAACCCGACGACAATGATTTTCAGGAAGAGTTTGAACCTTTGGACGTTAAAAAACTGCCGCACCTTTACACGGTGAGTGACACAAAGGTTGAGGCGGTAAGGCGCAAGGCTAAAAACTGCACCGACGTGTTCGCGGCCGGCATGCTCAGGACGCTTGAATTGTTAGGGTTGCCGTCATGAATGAAATAGGCGTTATTTTAATTGCAATAATCTGTGTCATGGTGGTTTTAACTATCGGCGGTCTGATTTGTCGGGAAAAATGGTAGAGCCGTGAAAGCTCTGAACTCTCACGGCCAAGGGAAAATGTCTAAGTAAATTATAACAAAATTAAAGGAGTTGTCAAGCATGGCTAAATTAACTGTTTTTGAGCAAGACACCATTACCCTAATGAAACACTTAAAAAGATATTCAAAGAAGTACCGCAATACGCCGGACGGATACATAACCGCCTATGTGTTAGACGAAAATGTCGGTATTGGGAACTCACCAAGTGAAGAAAACCATATTGATGCGCATTCTGCGAGGTTCCCTTACAAAGAGGCTTTAAATGGATAGCAGTTTCGACCGCGCGCAAGTCCAGTATGAAAATAAGATGCCGGACGAACCTAAATGTCTATACGGTTTTTACATGGAGGACAGGGTAGCAGTAATAAAAAGAGGCTATTCCGATTTTGGATTTGAGGGCGTTATCAAAGGGTTTGACGAGGGAGTTTTAAAGGTCGAGGTTTACGGCGACACAATGAAATGGATTGATTGGTTGCCGCCTGAGGATTTGAGGAGGGTGGACTGATGGCTAAGAATGGCGTTGACTACTACACAGATGGCACGGCAACCGTCACAGTGCATTTCCCAGAGGATAGAACAGTTTGCCAATATTGTCCCTACTGTAGAAACGAGGACAGCCTGAAGCGTTGGAAGTGCCTGTTGACGGATGAATATGTCTTATACCCGTTTGTGAGCGTGGGAAATAAATGTCCTATTATTTTTGAGGAGGTAAAAAAAGAGTGAGCAAGGTTATAGCAATTATTGGAGAGTCCGGAGCAGGAAAAACAACATCAATGCGCAATCTTGACCCTAAAATCACATTCTATTTTGATTGTGACAAAAAAGGTCTGTCGTGGAAAGGGTGGAAACAGCAGTACAATTCCACAAATAAAAATTATAAGGCGACAAGTGACGCTAAATACATACTGGCTGCATTGCACGGAATAAGCGAAAAAAGCCCACAGGTCAAAGTCGTTATTATCGACACAATTAACGGGATAATGATTGACGATGAATTCGACAGGGCAAAAGAAAAAGGATATGACAAGTGGCAAGACCTCGCCGCCTCAGTATGGGGGCTTGTGAGCGAAGCACACAACCTAAGAGATGACCTAACGGTTATCTTTACAGCACACACGCAAACAGAGCGTGACGACAGCGGATTTGCTTTCACCCGAATTAAAACGTCAGGCAAAAAGCTTGACAAGATTGTCCTTGAAAGTAAATTTACAACCGTGCTTATTGCAAGGGCTATTGATGGAAAATACATACTCGAAACTCACGCAAAAAACAGCACAGCAAAGTCACCTATGGGAAGTTTTACCGAAGACGAGATACCGAACGATATTGTCGATGTACTAAAGAAATTGGAGGAATATTAAAATGAACGAACCACAAGGATGGAATACAGCAGAAGCTTTTACAGGCGATTTTGAAACCTTACCGCTCGGCGGTCATGTCTGCATCATCAAGGGTGCAAGGATAGAAGAAACTGCAAGCGGCAGTGAGATGCTCGTAGTGGCGTTTGATATTAACGACGGGAATAAATATGACGGATATTTTAAACGTCAGCATGAGCATAAGAAGCAGTCCGTACCAGATGCAAAATGGCCTAACGGCGGCACATACCGCCAGTTTACCAAAAACAAAGACGGCACCGCAAACAGCTTTTTTAAGGGAATGATCACTTGCATTGAAAAGTCAAACGCTAATTTCAAATTTAATTTTGATGAAAAAACCTTGACCGGAAAACTGTTTGGCGGAGTGTTTGGACGTGAGCAGTTTGAGAGTGATGATGGCCTAAAATGGTCAACTAAATGCGTTTCAATTCGTTCAACCGAAACCATTAATAAGGGCGTTGAAATACCTGCGGACAAGTTGGTAAAGGGCGCTACACAGCCTCAAGGGTTGCCGGAGGGATATACGGAGATTGCGGGTGACGATGATCTTCCTTTCTAAATCAAACGCTATGGGCGGCTAATCCCGCCCGAAAGGAGCAAACATGAACGAGATTTGGGAAGACATCAAAGGATGCGAAGGGTTATATCAAGTTAGTGACAAGGGTCGCGTAAAAAGCTTTTGGTATGGGAGAACCAAAATACTTAAGTTAAGAACGCTTGGAAATTATTTTGGGGTTTCTTTGCGTAATGGAGCGAGTAAAAAGAATAAAACAATACACAGACTTGTGGCTGAAACTTTTTTAAAAAACGAAAACAGCTATCCGTGCATTAACCATAAAGATGAAAACAAATCAAATAATAATGCCACAAATCTCGAATGGTGCACTTATTCCTACAACAATGGATATGGGACAAAACCAATCATACAAACGCTTAAAGTAGGAAAATCTATAAACCAGTATAGTAAAAATGGAACACGCATAAAAACATGGGATAGTATTTTAAGTGTCGAAAAAATATGCGGAATTAATAATTCCAATATCTCACAATGTTGCCAAGGAAAAAGAAAAACAGTTGGAGGATTTATATGGAGGTATGCCGAATGATTGACGAGATTGAAAAGGCAATAGAAGTTTTTGAATCCGAGAAAAAATGTTGGGAACGTGAATGTTGTGATTGTAAAGCTGAGAACAAAGGGTGTTACCTTTCCACAACTGATTTCATTTATGCCGAAGCTCGTGACGTTGCACTCCAAGTCCTCCGCTCCCAACTCACCCGTGAGAAGAATGAGCCGCTAACGCTTGAGGAATTAAAGGGGATGGAGAGATCGCCGATATGGACAATTACCAAAGGTGTGAACGGCTCTGGAAGGTGGGAACTGTTTGAATTTACAACATTGCGAATTTGCCCTCTTAAAAAGGTTTTGACACTCATTAATTTAGACGAAGGTGCAACAGACTATGATATTGAAACATACGCCAAAACGTGGTTTGCCTACCGCAAGCCCAATAAATAATACAATCCGTATATTTCGGTGGAGGAATGGGGGGGGTTAATTGAAAGTGGGCTTGTGGAATGACGATCATAATTTTCCCAATCTTGCAACCATGAAATTGTCTGCTTATCACAAGGCAAAAGGTGACAAAGTTGAGTTGTTAGATCACCTGAATACATACGATCTTGTTTATTGCTCAAAAGTGTTTGATTTTACAGCTGATGCGGAAGATGGTGCAATAATCAGGGCAGATAAGATTATTAGAGCAGGAAGCGGATATCACAACTATACTGACAATCTGCCCCCTGAGATTGAGCACCTTTATCCCGACTATGGGCTTTATCCGCAATATAAAGAGGCATATGGATATTTAACAAGGGGATGTCCGAGGGGATGCTCATTTTGTATCGTTGCAGATAAAGAGGGCAGAAAGAGTGTACACGTTGCAGATTTATCGGAGTTTTGGAGAGGGCAAAAGGAAATTAAGTTACTCGACCCGAACCTTTTGGCCTGTAAAGACCACGAGCGGATTTTAAAGCAGTTGGCTGATTGTGGAGCATGGATAGACATTACGCAAGGTTTTGATATCCGATTTGTAACTCCTGAAAATATGCCACTTATAAACAAGATTAAAGTTAAAATGCTTCACTTCGCATGGGATAACCCAAAAGACGATCTGACAAAGCAGTTTGAATTTTTCAAAGCTCACACGGTTTTAGACTGGCACAAATTGAGAGTTTACGTGCTTGTCAATTTTAATAGTACCCACGAACAAGACTTATATCGGATATATAGACTGCGAGAATTAGGATTTGACCCTTTTGTAATGATTTTTGACAAGTTACACGCAAGCAAGCAAGTGAAGCAACTTGCGAGATGGGTAGACAATAAATGGATTTTCAGATCATGTGCAAAATTTGAGGATTACAAAGGGTAAAACCGTGCTAACAATTTATTTCAAACTGAATGGGGGTGATTAAAATTTGCCAAACGAAGGGTACATAAAAGTATACAGATCAACGGTAAACAATCCTATTTATACCCAGCCTCCGTTATATTTAAGAGTTTTTGAACGGCTGATAATGGAGGCAAATTATAAATGCGCAAGGATACCATTTAATGGGGGAACAAAGTTAGTAAAAAGGGGAGAGAAAATTACTTCTATCCGTCAAATTGCCGAATGGGTTGGATGGTATGAAAGAGGAATTTTTAAGGTTTCAAATCCCAAAACCATATCAGAAATCTTGAATTGGCTCATAGAAAACAAGATGATTGAACTACTCGATAGAGGTAACGCCCAAGTAACACACTACAACATAGTAAACTACTGCATTTATCAGTCGTCAGATAGCACAGAAGTAACAGTAGACGGAGCGGTAAGTATACAGTGGCTGGATACAAACAAGAAGGGTAATAAAGTAAAGAAGGTAAAGAAGGTAACTACTATACCCCCTATACCCCCTCAAAAATCTTCTTACGGCGAAAGCAAAAACATAACTTTGCTGGCGGTAGAGTTTGAAAAATTAAATACTGAATTTGGAGCAGACAAAACAAAAAGGGCAATTGAGTTTTTATCGTCTTACAAAATTGAAAAACCAAACTATAAAACCGCAAGCGATTATTTGACAATGCGGAGATGGGTATTTAAGGCAATTGAAAAAGACGAAAAGGACAAGCCACAAAAAACCGACTACTCAAACCCTGACCGCTATAAAAATGCAGAAAGTGAGGATGATGCTTTTGGATAATATTACATCTGAAACAATAGTGACTGATGAAAAATGTCTTGATTGCGGCAGACCCTTAGAAATCGGCATACTCAATCTTTTTGGCAAAAAGCAGGAATATAAGATAACCTGCCAATGTGTCATTGATAAGCGAGAGGCCGAGAAAAAAGAGCAGGAAGCCGAGGATCGCCGCCACTACATATCAGATTTAAGGCACGACAGCGGATTGCCCTTGAAATGGCTAAGAGTATCGCTTGATAACTTTGAACCCCGCAACGGCACAGAGAGAGCACACAAGGCGTGTTGCAATTATGCCGAGCAATTTTCGAGTTTGCAGAGCCGAGGAATAGGCATGTACCTTTTTGGGACAAGCGGAGGTGGTAAATCAAGGCTGGCCGCGTCGGTAGCAAATAAAATTATTGACAAGGGTATTTTGGTGCGCTGGTGGAACGTGACAAGCTTATATCTTACAATCCAAAGGACATTCCGCAACGACTACAGAGACCCTGACATCTTAGAGGATTGCACGCGCGCGGGTCTTTTAATCCTTGACGACATGGGGGCTGAAAAGCCGTCTGAGTGGACTATGGCAACCATGTACGACATTATCAACAGCCGAATTGAAAACGTGCTGCCAACGATTATAACCAGCAACCTGACCTTTGAGGAACTCGAAAAGAAAGTTGACAGCCGCGTAATGAGCCGTTTGAGTGACAAGGATATTTTTCCGAGGATTGCAAATACGGCGGCAGACTACAGGAGGCAGAAGTGATAACAGACGAGCAGATCACTGAGTGGACGCGCCGGAGTGTTGAACAGATTATAAATTGCAAGACCGAGGATTTAACACCGCAGGATGTGCTGAGGATTGCGGAGAGCAAGGCGAGAGGTGAGGAATAACCCCGTCAGCCCCACCACAAGCCCCCACAGCAGATGAATTAGATAAAAGCATGGAACTACACCCTTAAAATTATATCGCCCACAGCATGGGCAGAAAGAAGTCACACATGATTTTTCACCTTGACGAACAAGAAATAGGCATAGCAATTAACGCCGCAGATACGTTTGCAGTTGTGACGGTCACCGGATACCCTATGTACTTACGAAAACTTGAGCAATTAGCGGCGAAATATCCAGAGGCATATAAATTAACGCACGAAGAAACAGACGAAAATGGAGCGATTTATTGCCGACAGTACCACGTTGAAAAGAAATACATAAAATTTGGCAAACCTGCGAGTGAAGCGAGAAAAGAAGTCGGGCGCAGACTTGCCGCAAACATGCGGGCAAACAACGATGCATAGGCAATTGCGTGACCGTGGACGAGCTTAAACCCTAAAAGCATGGAAACTACACGGACAAGCAGTCCGAGGTCACACAGCGCACAAGAGGAGGCGATAGACACGTTAGTCGAAAATACTTTGTTTGGCGAAGTGGATAAGGTCAAGATTGCCATTGACAGGCTAAAAGCGTTTGAACCGCCCGAAGGATATTATTTAGCTTTTTCGGGTGGAAAAGATTCGCAATGCATTTATCATTTAGCGATTGAGGCAGGGGTAAAGTTCGACGCTCATTACAACATCACCACGGTTGACCCGCCGGAGCTTATTTATTTTATCCGTGACAATTACCCGAACGTGAGCATGGACAGCAGTGGCACAACAATGTGGGAATTGATAGAAAAAAATGGGTTGCCGACTATGATAATGCGTTTTTGCTGCGCCCGACTTAAAGAGAGAGGCGGAGAGGGCCGAATTTGTGTTACTGGTGTTAGGCGGGAAGAAAGCACTCAACGCAAAAACCGCGGGCCATTTGAGGTAGTGACTAAGCGTAAACAAGATAAGGCATTATTTAATGACAACGATGAGGATAGACAATTGTTTGAAAACTGTACTGTCAAAGGTAAGCGAATTGTAAACCCCATTATTGACTGGCTTGAAACAGATGTTTGGGATTATCTGAATGGTCGGCACTTACCGCATTGTTGCCTTTACGACCAAGGATATACACGTTTAGGATGTATCGGATGCCCTTTTTCAAAAATGTCAGGCAGATTAAGAGATTTTAAAAGAAACCCTAAATTTCAGGATAGTTATTTAAGGGCGATTAAAAGAAACATCGAATATAGGAAAATGCGAGGTCTTAATGCTTTTAGAAATGGGAAAACCGCCGAAGAAATAATGCATTGGTGGATTTATAACTCTGACAAAATAAAACAATGTGACGGTCAAGAAGAGTTTTAATTTACTTTAGATTGAGAGGGAAAAAAATGAATAAACCTAAATGGTGTCCATTTAGCAAACCGGAGGGAATGGTTTTATGCACAAGAGACGAATGTGCAATATGGGACGAAAAACGAGAGTGCTGCTCTTTTAAGACTACGCCAAGTCAGATATTTAGCAGTGAAGCAAAGGAGGGCGCAAATTGATACTATCAATCCCCGGCCAACTCCCCGGCCTGAACGAATACATACACGCCATAAATAAAGACCGTCATATCGGGAACAAACTCAAACAAGATACTCAGCAAATTATTGAGTGGGAAATCAAAAGGCAATTACCGCACGTTGCAATCCTCATGCCTGTCAAAATATTATACAGATGGTATATGAAAGATAAGCGGCGTGACCTTGACAATGTATGCAGCGCGAAGAAATTTATAAACGATTCGCTTGTCGAAATGGGTGTTATCCCGGACGATGGGCAAAGGTGGGTTACTGCAATCCCTGATGAATTTTACATTGACAAGAAAAATCCAAGAACAGAAATTGAAATTGAAGAATTTTTAGGAGGGCAAAATGATTGAGAAAAATGGCGGCAAATATCATTTAGTTTGTGATAACTGCGGCGAGGAACATGACGAAGATTTTGATAGTTGGGATGAGGCGGTAGATTTTAAACGGGAAAGCGACTGGTTTAGTAAAATACATGGTGGCGGATGGGCAGATATATGCCCGAGTTGTGGAGGGGCAGGGAAATGATTAGAGGCGAACTATTCTCGCAGGATATGGTCAAGGCGTTTTTGGAAAATCGGAAAAGCAGGACAAGCAGACCCATTAAGCCACAACCAACAAGACCATATTGGTGTGGTATCGGTCATGGTTGGGATGATGGGCACGGATATGAGATTAAGCCCAAACACAGCGTCGGAGATGTCATTTATGTGAGGGAAACGTGGCAATATGGGCCGGGAGAAAATGGGCCATACGTTTATAAAGCATCTCCTGAATTGTCACACTACAACCCAAATATACCAAACGATTATACATGGCACCCCTCTATCCACATGCCTCGTTCAGCCGCCCGCCTATGGTTCAAGGTGACAGATGTAAAGGTGCAACGGCTGGACGATGTGACCGAGCAGGACGCGGTTGAGGATGGGTTTGAGACCACCGCCGGAAAAGATGGAATTTCGATAGAATTTACCGCACTTATGAATTTTAAGCGTTTTTGGAAAGCGCAATATGGCCCCGATACAAAATGGATGTGGGTTTATTACCTACAGCCGGTCACAAAAGAGGAAGCGTTAAAGGATGAATGATGAACTTGATTGGGATGAAAAGATTTCAGCTTTTTTTCTTGAATATGTGAAACCCCAAAAAGACGCATACACGCCAAATGGGAACTTAACATTTACGGCAATTCGAGTAGCTGTTAAATTGCTTTTGAAAGAAAACGTGTTTTCGTCGAAGAATGACATGAAATTTGAAGCAATGAAAGATTACAAGATCGTGCTACCGGAAACAATTTTTGAATAGGAGGCCACCCATGACAAGTAAAATGGCACCGGCAGAGATAGCGGAGAGGCTTGAATGGATTTTACAAAATGCAAATATCGCTGGTGTAATAGACGGTATTGACCGTATGGCTTTGTCGGAAGCCGCCGAGATAGTCAGAAAGGTTGAGCGGGGCGAACTGGTGGATATTGTGAGGTGCGGGAGCTGCAAACGTTATAATTCAACAAATTGCCCCGCATGGAACGAATGTACAAAATCAACCGCAAATTATATGACGTTTTGCAATGCGGGCGAACGAAAGGACGGCGAAGAAAAGCTGAAAGACCACAGACTGTATAAGTTTTATTACGGTGAGCAGTGCGTTTATTTGGGCAGAACCAGTCAAGATTTTAAGAACAGATTAAGAGGGCATTTTTTTAAAAAGCCGATGCACAGAGCGATTAACATAAATTTGGTTACAAAAATCGAAACGGTTGTTTTGCCGACACAGGCCGACATGTTTTTGTATGAGATTTATTACATAAACAAATTAAGACCAGCGCTTAACGTTGATGACAAAGCAATCGACGGCTTGGGCTTGACGGTTAATTTGCCGGAACTGGAGTTTCAAGAGTATAAATTAAATTTGCTTGATAAATGGAAATTGATTTTAAAGGACGGTGACACCAATGTCTGACATCTTATCCCGCCTACAATCAGCCTACCAGCGCAATCCTGCCGAGGTACTTAATTTATTGCCTAAGTTTTTTGACAGCGTGGGGAAAACGGTGATTGAGATGCCATGTGAAGTGGGGGCAGACGCTTACATAATCAGTTCGAATTGCGAAGATAACCACAAAAAAGATCAAATGTGTTTCTGCTGGGGTAAATCATGTGATAAGTGTGAGAAATCTTATCCTGATATCTTTAAAGTCAAATATCCAACAGAAAGCATAAGAAAAATCATCGAGAATATGGGGCTATGCGGAGAAAAAGGCGGATTCGGCAAGACCGTTTTCTTAACCGAGCAATCGGCGAAAGATGCGCTGGAAAGGGGCAAGGAAGATGCCTAAAACAGTTTATGGATTGATAAAAGAGGCAAGAGAAAATTTAAGGGTAGCAACCAAATATAATGACCCACAATGTGCTCTAATTGCATTTGAAACTCTCAATAAAGCCATAGATGCCATAGACAACGGCGGCAGCTTAGAAACGGTGGTGAGAAATTGACGGAACAAATAATATTTGTGCATCATGCCCCCACACCCTCACGCAAGCCCGCTTACGAGCCAATGCGCCATGCAACCGATAAAGATAAGACTGAGATAAAACGCCGCTACAGATGCGGAGATTGCCCCCTTGCGATTGCGTATGATTTAAACATTATGGCTGAGGACATCGAAAAAGTTTTAAAAATAGTGTTTTATCCTGACAAAAGGTTTGCAAAAAAATATTTACACTGTGACATAAAACAAACAAGGCGGAAACCGATAACCCGCGAGCTTATCTCCCAAATGATGGATTTATACGGCAGCGGCAAAACATATACCGAGATCGGCAAAATACTTAAAATACGCCGCCCGACTGTCTACGAAAATATCAAAAAAGAGGCAAAGAAAGCCCCTCGTAATTGAGGGGGCTTGCATCTTAAAAGTTTTAGCAATATAATTTAATCAATGATATGATATCAGCGGCTCTGGAGCAGTACACGGGGCTTGAGGGGTTGAGGTTGAAAGGGGATAACGCTCATGAAATGGGTTGACGTAAAAATAGCCCTTGAAACAAACGGGAAATGCAGCATCAACAATTACATATTTACGCTAAATCAAAGAAAAGACAAAATCGGTAGAACTTTCACCAGAATTGAAATGCATGAGATTGACACTAAAATTCCAGGCTCTGATGAAAACTGGATTATGCTTTCTCCCGGGTTTAACTCATATGATAAGTTTAGGTATTGGCTTGCGCAGCATCAATACATAGAGGATTAGATTAAAGGCAGTCTCTTAATTGAGGCGGTCTCTTTTTTATAAAGTAAAGACCCCCGATTATTCGGAGGCCTTTAAATGTTTCTCTGCATTTTTACGGGCGCATACTGCATCGCCAAAATCGTCAAAAAATCCTAAATAATGATTTTTCCCATCATGATAAATATAGGCTTGCCATTTCTTACTTTGAGTTGACCATCTAACTCCGATTACGCCACTTTTATTTCTTTTGCCAGGTTTACAATAAGGAGTTGTACTATTTTTTAGGCAACCGCAAGACTTAGTATTGAGAGATACCAAGTCAACAGCAGGGATGTCAATCACATTTCCACAGTCACATTGGCATTTCCAAAAGTAGCTGCCCTGAGCTGTTTTTTTACTAACCCTGTACAGCGCAACAAGATGTGTAAAACGCCGTTTTGTTAAATCTTTCATTTTTTATATCTTTTATCTGTCGGCCACTCTGTACCCTCTGGTATGAGCCAGTCACGGCCTATCTTTTGTGCTGCCGGTAATTTGCCACGCCTTATGATTGATCGCGCTGATGTATCACTGTGGCCGGTCTCAGCCGCCCATCGTGCGGTAGTGATTAGTTTACTCATTTATTAACGTCGCCTCGGCGCTGTCGCGGAGATAATATTCATCATCCTGCTCGCCTGTTTCGCTGTCCTCTTCATAAACTTTATTGCCATCAAAATTTAATCGTTTACCATTGTCGATAGCCTTGTCACGGAGAGCTTCCCAAAACGATTCTACGGCTTCAATCGCGTTGTCGGCGATAATATCACCGGTTACTAATTCAAGGCTCGAGTAACTATTTTTGTTTGTGCTTACAGATACTTCGTATTTCATGGTTTTATTTTCCTCCATCTCATTGATTTTTTCGGCTTTTTTGACATAATCCTCGGCTTGCTCGGTTGTCGCAAATGCAAACATTTTTTTAATGCGTTCAGGGTCTGGGTGCTCCGTTGTTGCGCTATAATTAATAACCTTGCTCATAATATACTCCTGTTGCCTGCCTCCCTTGCGGTGAGGACTTGCGGCTTGTTAGCCTAAAAAATGCTTAATTAATTCTGGTCTGTCTGCTCCACTTGTCAAAAAATCAACTTCGTCCGCTGCAAAATACTTTTTTAACTCGTTAATGGTACTTTTTACAGCGTCACACATTTTTGCACTATAACCGACTTTTGCAGCGGCAACATGTGCGTCAAAAGCAACCTGAGCCTTTAAATAATTTGCGAGTGCGTCGGTCTGCTCTTTTGTTAAATCCATTATAAAAACCACCTTTATTAATTTGTGTTTTGCTGATGCACTTATACTATCACTGCACCGCCAACAATGCAATAGGCAATTGATAATAATTGATAACTTTGTATGATTGCACAAAAATATTTTTAAAAGTTGTGCAACATTAATTGAGGTGTTGCACAAAATGCGCAGGAGCATAACAGGGCTAAAGCCGCATAGATACAGGGTTTGTTTAAGATGGCATGTTAATAATGTTGTATGCCCGACAAAATTGTTGTTGCGTGCAAGAGATACGTACGATAGAATCATATTAGGCAATAAATTTATAGCGAGGTGAATAGATGGCGAATAAAAGAGATTTAAAGTTGGATGAATACAATATCAGCAAATTCGCCTACCGCGAATTAAATAATTTCTGCCTGCAATATCCCGAGAAAAAGCAAAAGCTTTTAGACATGCGCAACCCTTTAAAAGCTCAACAATACTCGGACATGCCCCACGGCAGCGGCGTAAGCGACCCCACAGCAGCAGCGGCAATAAGGGCAGCAGCATTAGCCAAAGATACAGAGCTGATAGAACAGACGGCGATAGAGGCTGATGCAGGAATATATCAATACATAATCTTAGCCGTAACTCAGCAGGGCATAAACTATGAGATTTTAAGGGCTTGCAAAGACATCCCATGTGGGAGACGATATTTTTATATACGCCGCAGGCAGTTCTTTTATCTGTTGGCAAGAAAAAAGGGGATTGATTAAAAGGGTAACCGCAAGGACATACAAAGGGTATAAAATACTATTATTAAAAGCGTTCGAGAAATCGGGCGCTTATTTTTATGCCAAAAGAAGGTGCCGCAATGAAACCGTTTAGCCCCTGCGAAATATGCGAACCGTCTGTCAAACCTTTATGTGTGCAGGACTGTCAGAACGTCTGCCCTGAGGTTATACGGCTTAGGCACTGCTATGATACAGATTGTAATAGTAGATCAGCAGCAAATCATTGCACAAATGCGTCATATAGTGATTTAACAAAATGCAAGTGGTATAAAAATGGACAGTAAACATCCGCATTATAAACCTGTTTGGGACGAGTATCTATTTGACATGATTTGCAGGGATGCGGATAAGTATTGGGCAGAGTGGAGAAAAAGGAGAAATCTTTATGCTGACGGAACAAAAGGAAAAAGCAATAACAATGCTGATTAAGGGAGATAACCCGACAGTTATTTGTAAATTATTAGGCATAGCAAGGTCGACGGTATATGACTGGCAAAAAAATGATGAATTTAATAAAGAGTTAGAGGCCAGAAAAAAAGAGATAGTAAAGTCAGGAAACGATTTTATATTGTCAAAAACAGATAAATACTTAGAGCAGTTAAATTTAATAGCAATGACAAGCAATGATGATCGCTCTAAATTATCAGCTTTAACATATTTATTAGATAGGTCGTTAGGCAAGATAGCACAAAGGTTTGAGGTTGAACCTATAGAGATGGCAAAGATACCATCCAGAGAAGAACTTGAAAGTGAGTTTGCACAGTATAGAGGCAGTGTAGTTATAGATGATAGGTTCGTGGATGATGTGTAGGGATGTAGGTTTATACCCACCTATACGGTTAATAGGGCATGTGTGAGTAGAGTTAAAATATATCTTCTAATTTATACAGATGTTTAATGTACAGGTATAAGTTAGAGCAAATATATGAGGGTAGAGTGGCTGAGGCTCACACGCTCGCCCACATTTATCTCCCACCTATATAATGCATTTATATACATTAATACTGCATAATTATACATGTATATATACAGATATAATTACTGTTAATCTGTGTACAGTCTTAACAATGGTATAGGTATGCCATTAGTTGGCTGTTTACTGACCTTATCTGATTTAGACAAAAGAACTCTTTTGTATAGTACGATTGTATTTTTATCATAGGGGGCTCCTTCTTTTTAGGAGGTGGCAGGAATGCCCACATTCACCCCAACAATTATCTACAACAGTTTCACAACTCATTAACAATATATGTCAGCACTCAATAGCGCTTAAAACACCTTCCTTACAATTATTTTTATAAAATTTTCAAAGCCTTTAAGTAGGACAAATTCTCCCTTCCGTGTACGAGTATCCGTAGTATGTATAAGGGAGTGACACACGAAAATATTTCCAAATGTTTAATTAATGGCTTAGGTATGCAACAATATAGGATTTTTAACGTTACATAAAAAGTGTGAGATTTTAACCAATTTATACATAAAAAGTGTAGGAGAAAATATGAGTAATAAAATGTTAAAAACAACTTCATATACAGATACTGAAACCGGATTAACTTCTGAAAGACAGCGGTATGTCGATGCGCAATTTAGTGAAGATGGATATTTGTTTTGGTGCAAAAAGAATAGCGTCAAGACCTTTGTTGATATACCGCTTCCTAATGCGTTTACATGGGCAGAGCGCGGGAGACTGACAGAGTTGCAACACTATATGCTTAAAGACAATCAGCTCATTGTTTACAGGTCTCACAGCGGGATAAAGCCAATAGCGGTTGAAGACATGCGCAGGATATTTGAAATGTCGGACAGACAATGCAGAGTACTTATCGCTAAGGCCAAACAGCATAAGATTATTAAAGAGGTCAGCATAGACGGAATTAAATATTTTGCTTATAACCCCGTGTACGGTTTTAAGGGCAAGCGCATGAGTATTATAGTATTCATCTTATTTCAAGAGGAATTAAAGTCACTTATGCCGCCGTGGGTGGTTGAAAAGTTTATGAATGAGGCAGAGGAAATAAGACCGACAATCAGAATTATTTAGGAGGCCATATGAAAAATTTTAAAATGATGGTAGCACAAGAGCAGATTGAGGAACTCACCACAGACCAACTAAAAAAGTTTAAAGAATTAACCGGAATAAGAACAAACCCAATAAAGGGCTTTATGCTTGCCGGAATAATTAGTTTGCTCGACGAATTGAACCCTGATGTCTTAATATCACTTGCTTTTGGTCAGGGGCAATATAAAGTTTATCTTGATGATGGTCACGACGATATTGAAAAGGGCTTAGGCGATAATGCCGTCGATGCGCTCTGGGAAGCGCTTAAAACTATGCTGTAAGGTGACAACATGAATGAAGAGGACAAGCAGAACCGCCAACTATTATATGCTGCGGTTTATCAAAGATACATAGAGGCAGGCGCAAGCCCGGCAGAAGCATCCGCCGCAACCGAGGGAATGATATTCAAACACATCAACAATTTATTTGGATTTCAAGGTCTTGCTTATCAGATGGGGGAGATCTCTTTCCCCTTCTTTTGCAAATACTTTCTTCAAGACACATTCATACCGAAAGAAAACAATGCCGCCCGCGAACTTGCGCCGGTGCATCTTGAGGTGTGGGACGAGCTCGACAGGATGTTTCTACGGGATGAATTCGACAAAGAAGAATTCATACTTCCCCGAGGTTGTGCCAAAACAACAATAGTTGACTTTGCTTTGTCCGTGTGGTTGCACTGCTATAAAAAATCTACTTACACATTAGTTTGCGGACGTACAGAGCAGGACAGTACAGAATTTCTCGCACAAACTCGGCAGGCCTTTGAAGAGAATAAATATATCCTCGATGCTTTTGGGAAGTTGGTAAATACTAAATTAACCGTCAACAAATTGGAGCTTGAACTATCCAACAAAACAAAAATACAGGCCATATCTTCAACCTCTTCAATGCGTGGTAAAAAGTATGACGGCAACCGCCCCAGCGTTATTATCGCAGACGATTATCAAGGGCGAATTGATATTATCACGCAGGAGGCAAGGGATAAAAAGTATAACACCTGGATGGAAGACAGCGGGTATGCAGGAGATAAAGCGGTCTACCGCAAAAAAGTGAAGATTAAGCAGGCAACAAAATTTATTGTTTGCGGCACTATCTTACATCGTGACTGCTTTATGTCGAGGCTCCTACTCAATAAGGATTATAAGCACGTTTTAAAAAGAGCGGTTAATTTTGATGTAGACGATTTCTTCCACGCTGAATTGTGGGAAGAATTTCGTCTTATTTATTTTAACGACAAATTACAAGACAGTGTTTCGGCTGCTAAAGAGTTTTATTATCAGCACGAGCCGGAATTGCAATATAAAACGATCTGGGAAGATAAATTTGATTGTCTTGACCTTGCGATAGACTATTATACCAACCCACAGGCATTTAAACAAGAGATGATGAACGATGCCTCAAAGATTGGCGAAAAATGGTTTAAGTCTAACCGTGCCGATGAGGATATTGAAAATCACACCTTTGTTAAGACAATGCTTTGTGTTGACCCCGCTTCAACATCAACTCGTAATTCAGACAGTTTTGCTTTTCTTGTCGGCTCGCTTGCAGACAATGACTTTAAATATGTCCGCAAGGGCGAACTCCTAAAGATGGATGCCCGCACGGAGTTTGACAAATACATCGAGCATATTGTCAAACTTTTAAGGGATTATTCGGATATTACTTGCGTCTACATCGAGAAGAATACTTTTAACGGCTCCGACGCGAACCGATTAGAGCAGTTTATAGAAGCGGATCCGCTACTAAGGGGTAGAGGGATAACTATCATCAATGAGGCTACGAGGGCTAACAAGGACGATAAGATAGCAAGTTGCGTCGCGGATGTAAACAACGGCAGGATTATATTTAATGCCGAGGACACAGATTTTATTCAGCAGGTTATGGACTTCGCGGGAACAGATTTCACGCAACACGATGATGCGCCCGATATTTTGTCTGAATTTAGTAATCGCATTAGCAATATTATTACAATTGGTACAATCACATTTTTAGATAAAAAAGTCTTGTTTTAAAAAGCCTGCTTATTTAGCAGGCTTTAGGTATTCTTCAATTGCTTTTTCTATTATTTTGCTAATTGGTACCATAGTCTTTTCCGAATAGTCTTTGAGCTGTTTCACTAAACCTATCGGCAAAGATGTCCCGATTCGCTCTTTATTTTTTAGCATAATTATCACCTCAAAAACATTATACCACATAACACAAGGTATTGACAAGTAACATAACTTTATGATATAATATATATGAGGTGAAAAGCATGGAAGAAGAGGCCAATAAGCCATATGGTTTTATTTATATTACTACTAACTTAATCAATGGGAAAAAGTACGTAGGGCAAAAAACATATAATAATCGTTGGAAGTGCTACTTAGGAAGTGGGAAATACTTTAAACTTGCGGTTAAGAAACACGGCAGAGAAAACTTTGTAAAAGAAATAGTTGCTATTGCATACTGCAAAGATGAACTTAACAAGTTAGAAGCAGAATATATAAAAAAATTCAATGCCGTTCAGTCTGCCGATTATTACAATGTTGCTACCGACAGTTTCCCTTCGTACATCGGGCTAAAGCATACAGAAGATTATAAAATCAAAATGAAAATACTTAATGAAGGCAAACTGATGAGCGAAAAGTCAAAAGAAAGAATGAAAGAAAATCATTATGATGTTAGTGGGGAAAATAACCCGAACTATGGGAAACATTGGTCAGAAGAATGGCGTACAAATCATAGCAAAGCAATAAGCGGGGAAAATAATGTTTTATTTGGAACTCACCGCAGTGAAGAAACCAAACGGAAAATAAGTGAATCGAATAAAGGCAAAATTTTTAGTGAGAAACACTTGCAAAATTTAAGCAAGGCTCATAAAGGGAAGGAATTAGGAAGCAGTAATCCTAAAGCTAAAAAAGTAGTTTGTTTAACTGAAAATAAGATATTTGATACTTTAAAAGATGCTGCTGAATATTATAATTGTACAAGTTCAAATATTTCCATGTGTTGTAGTGACAGAAGCCGTAAGCATGCTGGTAAACTTTCAGATGGTACAAAACTGCAATGGATGTATTATAGTGACTATTTGCTGTTAGTCTAAAAATAAATAACAATTAAGCACTCTCGGATGGGGGTGCTTTTGTTTTAGGGGGAAAGCATAAATGTTCGATGTGAATGTGAATAAAGAAATTCTTACTAAGGTTTTTGGAAATTTTCAACTTTCTTATCACATCAATCTCAAAATGTACCTGTATTACATGGGGGTAACGGATGGAAATACTTTGGGTATTTCTACAAATGGTTCATATGACGATTTGGTAATTAATGAGTTTAATTTGGATGCGGAAGGTGCAGGAAACTATAATTTCGTAAATGACAGATATGGAAAAGGAATATCTACCAATTTTATTAAAAAATTCATTAAAGAAGAGGTGTCTTATAGCGTCGGAAATGATATTACTTACACCAGTCACAAGGGCGATGATAAAATCATTGAACTGTTGAGGCAAAGCACAGCCCATTGGAAAGCTGACCATGATGCAAACTTGGCGAAAAATATGTTAGTTTATTCTGCTGCTTATGAATTGTACTACATTGATAAAGATGCTCAATTTTGCAGCCGAGTAATCAGCCCAAGACACGGTATTGCCTATACTGATAGTTGCGATAATTTAATATTTTTTCTTCATATTTTCAGACAACGCTATGATACCAAAATGTATGTTGATATTTATACCGACAGCGAAATTATACATTGTGATGAAACATTTAACGAATTAGGACGCACTTCTCATCCTTTTGGATGTGTTCCGATAGGTATTGCAACGGTAAGTGAAGAAGGATGGTTGGATAGCATTTATAGCGATATTAAATCTCTTCAAGATGCTTATTCCAGAAATTTGAGCGACATATCAAGCGAGATAACCGAGTTTAGGAACGCTTATCTTGTGCTCAATAACCTCGACTTGCAAGACGGTGACCTTGCCACAATGAAAAAGCAGGGCATTATGAAAACCAAAGGCAAAGACGGCTCCGCTGGATGGCTTATCAAAACTATCAACGACACTTTCATCCAAAACACTCTCACAACCCTTGAAGATAAGATGTTCCAAATTTCTTGCCACATAAACAGCAACGAGAAAATGAGCGCCAACACTTCAAGTCTGGCACTGCGCGCGCGCCTCATATCTCTTGAGGAAAAATGTAAACTCAATCAAAAAGCCCTTGCAAATTGCGTAAAAACACGGCTTCAGATGCTACTTGTTTACATGAACGGACTGAAAAACACGTCTTACGATTACAGGGACATAAAGGTCAAGTTTACGCCGAATATTCCGTCAGATGATCTGACAAATAGCACTGTTGTCACCGCTTTGGGCGATAAACTAAGCACCGAAACCGCCCTGTC